GAAAGCTCATTTAAAGAGCCTGCCGAGCCGCCCGTAGTCGCTGTCAGCGGAGCCGTGTCTTCAAAGTCTGCGGTTAAAGTAACATTAGCGTTAAGATTACCACCACCTTCTAAACCAGCTCCGGCAATAATTTGACGACTTGTAGGAACGTACCCTGTCATAGTCGCAGGTACAGAACTTACTGCTGTGATGCGTCCAGTAGCGTCTACGGTAACAACAGGTATATTGGTGGCATTGCCATAGGTTCCAGCTGTAGCGCCGCTAGCGGCAAGCTGAGTGGTCCCTACGCCGCCATTAGCAATACTTAGCGTAATATCAGTAGATAACGGACCGCCGCCAGTCATTCCAGTCCCTGCAATCACTTGACGGGTCGTTGGAACACCTGTAACTTGTAAAAGATCTCCAGCGCGAATCTGGTAGCTAACGCCCTGATAAGTAAACAGTAGTAAACCGTCTGGCGAAGCGACTGGGGCAGTAGGTAATTGCGTTACCCTGCTAGGTATTAGATTACTTGGAACATTCGTTGCCATTAATTCATCTCCAAGAATTCGTTGCCATCTTCCGTGACAATAAATTCATTGCCAGCTTCTTGGATAACACCCGATGGGCGAGTAGTCACACTAGTATCCGGCCTATTAAACGGTAAAACAATTTGGTCTGGGCGTCTTGGAGCCAATAAATAAGGATCTAATTCGTCTTTATCAGCCTCACAAACCATTAACCCAGGAAAGTTAGGATCAGGAGAAAGTTCAGCTAATAGGAATTTGCAGGAACATCGTGCGCAAATAGCTATACCGAGCGTAGGTTGACCCGTGGGATCTAAGTATATACTCATGCTGTGTATACTCCTATTCCTGGGTTAATCTGAATTGGAGAACCATCATTGTCCCCATCCCATGCTCGTTGTACACTCATAGCCGCTTTCGCTTCAAGAGTAGGTATAAGGGTAGCATCAGCAGACGGTGTTTCAGCACAAACCCGAGCCGCAAGACCATTTATAATAGCCTCTAACCATCGGTTAGGTATCTCTATTTGTTGCTGTAGATTGTCTGTATCCATGATTTGGCGATGACGCCACAGTACTAATTGGTACTTTTCAGACGCAGCGTTAGGCGCAGGCCATAAATTCACCACAGGTTGGGGAATATCGCGCTGATAATAGAAGCTACTTGGGCGTCCTGCAAAGACTAAATTGCTCTGATTGACGTAATTATCCCTACTTAGGACACCTAGAGGTATAGCTTGAGGCATATTACCTAAAGTTATAGAAGTGTAAGAAATAGTAGAAACGCCATCAGTCGGCACTATTTTGAAGTATTGTTTGGCTAAAGCAGCATTTATCTGAGTCCAAGTAATATTACCTGAAACCGCTATATTATTGGTTGAAAGGTCCTTACTTGCTGAAGTTCCTACGTCAACCCACGTAATATTGTCCGAGCTGGTCTGAAAAGTGACCGGAATAGCGTCCGCAGACCACTTAATTCCAATGAAATTGACGATAGTTGCGGTGGTGAAATTGACTAAATAAGAGGTATTTGTGGCGGTTACAGTGCCGCTTAGCTCCTGAAGTATGTTTAAATTCAGGTTTAAAACGTCAATAGTACCCTTAGGAAGCGTCACAATTTGGTTATTTTCGTATAAAGGCAATATTTGCTGCTCTATACACCAAGCTGGCGTCCTTATGTTAGCTAGCTCGTCAAGCATGAATGTCAGAGAATCAAGAGCATATTCTTGCATTTCTGAGGTTATTGCTTGTGCGGGCAGGCGACATCTACGGAAAGCGTGGTCAACCACTTTCAACGCATTAAATGTTTTGACTCCAATGTTGCCAGAATAAGCCATATCAATCCCATAGTTTAAATGTTATGGTTGCTGATACAGCAAACCCTATGAAGAATAGTGTATTTTTACCAATTATTCTTCATGGTACCCATCTTAGTAAACCCTGACAATGCATCAGAACCTTGACCACTACTTTTATTGCCTGAAAACTTACGTTTACCCATGGATTTCTCCATACCTTCGCTTTCATGACGACGTGATTTCATAGACTGGTCTTTCTTACCATTCTTAGAACCTAATGAATCGTCCAACCGTGCGTTATAACCTTGCTTCATAATTCCACCCTACTTCATCTTAGAAAATGATTTAGCGAGGTTCGCTCGCTGCATCGTTTTAGCGGATGGCTTAGGACCACCCGATGTAGCTGGTTTTCCAGAGGCAACCTTATTTAGCTTACCTTTTGGAATGCTCTGCCCTTCAGGAGTGTCCATATACTCACGAAGAGCTCCTGGCTTTTTTACAGCACCTTTGATCCAGTCCTTTTTAGGACCGCCCTTAGATGCGCGAAACCCATTTTCAGCTTCGCCACGTAACCGAGTCATCTCATCACGAGCGTTTCTCTCACGAGAACCAACACGAGCTATTTGAGCACGTTTGTCTTTACGCTCTTTAGCGTCATTTGACCTACGGTCTTCAACTCTACGCATCTCATCAGACGCATCATCTTGTACATTAATCACACGAGCTTCCTCGTCACGGAGATTTCTCATACCGCCACGGTTCATTTTAGCTGGTGTTGAAGACTTTGTAAAGCCAAAATCAGAAGGAAAGTCAAATTCGTCCATATACTTAATAGTCATTAGTAACCTCCACCGGAGTTATTGATGTACATCGTGATAGTTGCGGTAGCAGTAAATGAGTTAACTCTAAGCATAATAGCACGGCAGCTTTCACCACCTTGAGCCAAAACATTAGCTGTGACAGCCGATAAGCCAGTAATTGGCATACCGATAGTAGTATACACTGCGTCTCGCTCTGGGGCATCAAATATATTAGCAGGTGTTTGGTACACGCTATAATCAATGGTTCCAGTAACGCCGACCATAACCATCGGGGCAGACATTGTGTTTTCTAAATTGTTCCAGTGACCGATAGCTTCAGCCAATAAACCCACCGCTAGGACTTTAGCACCCATAGTGGCGCTAGGTTTTACAGTTTCAACAGTGAGGAAGAACTGAGACCCGCTTACGGTTGCCCCGCTTGCAGGGCCAGCTGCGATCACTTCAGTTTGGGTAGCACCGTTGGCGTTGGTTCCGACAATCGTGAATGCTACACCTGCCAAGGTCGCTTGGACTGGAGCAGTTAACGTCACTCTATGAGCGAGGCTGTCTCCCGTACTGGTTTGTGTAACAGCAACCGCCGCCCCCGTACTCGTCAATCCGCTCGCATTGAACCAGACTGTAGAAGTGTCCGTAGGCGTAAGTGTACCTATTTTAATTGGTCGCATGATTTACTCCTCTAAGTTCAAAAATCCACCGAAGTGGATTAGTTATGCAACACGGCTAAATGTGTAAGCGGTTGCGCTAGAGAACATAAGAGTAAATTGTGCTTGACCAGTCACACCAGACGGTACGGTTAAAAGACCAGATCCACCTGCTTCGGCAGCAGCTAAGGCAGATAAAATACCGTTCACGGCAACCGCCATAGTTAGGGTGCTCGCGCCTGCGGTGTTATCGATATATAAGTCAAACACAGTACCCTGTACTGCGCCCAAAGCCGTACCCAAAGCCGTACCCGTAGGTAATGTAATTGTAGTAGCCGCTGCGGAAGTAGACTTAATATAACCCGTAGCTACTTGTGCTGCGGTAGCCGTAGCCGTAGCGTTAATGGCTACTGGAGTATGTGTAAATGTTGGATTAGCAATGTTACCCGTAACATCACCTGTAACATTACCTGTTAGGTCACCGACAAATCCACCTGTCGAAGTTACTGGTCCACTAAAAGTTGTATTACTCATATTAAATACCTCACATGCGAGTTAAAAAGATTTTGTTGCTGTCTGCATGTCGTCAGCCGAAGCTGTCAGCAACAAAATTAAAAATTATTGTTCTTAACCCTAGAAGGGGACCCCTAGAGTTAAGAACGGGGTGCTTACTTAAACACCAGATGTGCCAAACACAGCACGTGGATCAGTCCAACCAACAGTGTAACGCTCTGTCGCCTTATAGCGCATAGAGTCAGTTGCAAAGTCACCTTCCATTGATTTCTCCAAACCGCGACGCATTAGAAGTTTTAATCCTTCTGGAGCGTCAGTTTGAACCCACCAAGCCGTAGTAGAAGTAATACGGGAAAGGTTAGCTTGACCGTCAGACAATAGACCCATTGATTTAACAGGGTTAATGTCGTTATCAGCAGTACCTGACCTCAATACTGATTTAAGCAAAGTTTCCGCTTGGAAAACATTACTAGGACCAGTAACAATTTGAGTAGGTGACAAACGAATACGCTTACCGTTGTTATCAACAGCGTTACGGATCTGAATGAGCATCTGCTCAAGTGAGGTCTGAGATAAAACAGCAGACGTATTAAGCTGGTTACTGAATGTACCGTTCACAATTGGGTGATTGGTAGCAGTCAACGAAACACCATCACCACCAGTAAACGCAGCGTTAAACGCACGGTTCATGATGTTGGCGGTCAACGTCTCCTTCGTTTCAATCAAAGACTGAGCTAAATGCTTAGCATAAGTCTGACCGATACGAATATGGTCACCGTCTTCAACCAATACTTTGGTCAATGCAAACGCAAGACCGTAGACGTGGTAAAGGTAACGCTGTACAAACAAGATACCGCCTGATTGATATGTAACTGCCATACCATCTGGAAGCTCAGGTGCCGCGCCAAAACCGTAAAGAACTGGTTCTTCATGGTAATTACGTGGGATACCTTTCTGCTCACGGAAAATCTTCTTCCATTCATCAGCTCGCTGATCATAAACTCCGTCAAACACTTCGTTGAGTATTGGCTCAACGACCGACCGGAAGTCCGTACTTCTCATGGGAGTAGCCATTAGTTAGACCTCCTATACTGAGTTAACAGGAGCTTTATACTGGTGTTCGTTAATACGAACTGAAACCACTACAAATGCGTCTGTAATCAAGTTATTGGGACCACCCGCAACACCTGTGATCTGGTATTGGCCAGAGGTAGCTTGGATAGCAGTGAGTGAAGTACTGGATAAACCAGTTGCAGTTGCTCCACCAGGAGAAGCTACAGTCCAATCACATTCTTCACCAACGGCAGTTTGCACCGTAGTTCCTGAAGATGGATTAGGATACTCAACATCAAATATAGTTTCAGGATCGTCATAAACGAAAGCTACAATATTTGTTGCGGTTGCACTCGCAGGCCAGAATGGCGATAGAGTTGGTTTGCCTAAGGCATCGTCGTATGAAACACCTGCAAAGATACCCAATGTAGAGATACCTCCAACTGTTCCAGAACGAGTACCGTCTGATGTACCTAGTTGAATAACACCAGAGTCCACCAGCTTTACGGGATCGCCAGAGAATATGTTAATTGCATACCCCGAGGCTATAGTGTAGGCTTTCGCCGTGATTCGACCACTATTGTGGTAGGATGCGCGGAAGCCAAATGCTTCAGTAGTCGCTGACATACTGTTGCTCCTTTGGTTTAATAGATTGTTCGTCAAACAAGATCAAATTGACCCTGTCGCTCTACTCCTAAACCCTTGTTACCATCTCCTTGAACAATGCTGCTACCCTCACCGTTAGCCTGTTGAGCTAAGAAGTCAGCTGTCTCAGTTAATTTACCTTCTTCTCGGTTCGGAGCGTCATGATGGGCTTCCATCATAAACTTCTCATATAAAGAGATAGGTAGCTTAAATGCTAGCATTTCGTTAACCCCGATGAAACCTTGCCAATCACCTGTCTTGAGTGAGGCGTATTCCCAGCCAGGAACGTCCGCTGGCTTTACTGGTTCATATCCTAGACGAATACGCATCTGGATTGAATCACGTGGGTTAGTTGTAGTAAGCCAGCACATATGCCAGCCAGGAAGTTCTGGTAAGTCCGGTAATGAGGACTGAAATAAATTCTGACGGAACATTTCTACCCGCTCGTTCTCAGTGACTTCCCGATTTTCTGTAATGACACGGTCTGTCATTGCACGGTTCTCACGTCCTTCGTCTGCAGATTTCTTTAGTCGTTCGTCTGTCATGGTCGCTCCTTTTTACAGCGATACTGCTGATTATAGTTTATAAATGAATTAAAGTAAAGGTTTTATTTTAAGGTCTATTTATTAGCTTTGTCGTATGCTGCGTAACGCTTTACATACCGAGTACGTAATACGGGATCATCCCATACGCCTGCATCTACTAACGCCTGTTTTCTATCAGGACTAATATAAACCTCTCTACGAGTTGAAGCAGGAGCATGTTCTTTACCTGAACCTACTGCCGGACCTCCTCGTGCTTTGCGAGTAGCGGTCTTTTTAGTAGGTCGGTCATCTTCAAAGTCTTCAAAACGCTCTGGTAACCTACGTGCAGATCGAGCAGTTAGCTCATCCCAATACTCCTCGGTCTGAGGATTGTATCCATCTCGGCTAAGAGATTGATCAATCGCCATTACGATTGCAGAGTCTTCATCACGGCCATTAGAGTCATACCATGGATTATCTTCCATGAATTGCTTCGCTAGATGCATGGTCCTATCATCAACCGACGGGGCTGTATTAGTTTGTTGTGCCGCCTGCTGTTTATTGTAGTTCAGCTGCTGCGACTTATTCATAGCCTCATCACGATACTTCATCGCTTTGGTTACATCATTACCATTACCGTTTTCAACAGCTTTGGCAATAACCCGTTCGGCCATATTTACTTCTTTATTGGCTTGAGCAATAGCGGCGTCAATACCTTGAAGTTCTTGATTGTGAGTACGCTGCTCTTGAGTACTGATACGCTTTTCTAAGTCGTCATTACGACCTCGTAAAAAGTCCAGCTCGGTCTTGTCGCGCTTGATTGCAGTTTCACGCCGTTCTTTGCGATCTACTTTTTCTTTACGACGCCGTTCGCGAATTGCTTCACGTTCGTTATCTACTTCGTCTTCAGAAGTGATCTTATCGTCTTCTCCGTCATCGTCTTCAGTAACCTCTGCTGCAGGGTCTTTTTCAACAATAACAATATCTTCGTCATCATGTTCGTCTTCTTCAACTAACACGTCTTCAACTAATACTTCTTCTAGCTCTTGCTTAGCCATACCCATCTCCTTTATCAGATGAATGCCTTAACTTTAAGTGGATCGCCTTCAACGCGTCCAATAATGTCAAGATCATTAAAAATTACAAACATTGCTGCTTCACCATGCGTTCCGTCAGGAATAGGTGCTTCCCATCGATCTCCGCCATATTTACCTACTCTAACGAAATCACCTGCATTACACCATTTACCTTCTGGCCAGCTTTCCATAGTATTACGGTTTTTAAAGGCTAGTGGCCCAAGAGCAATAACTTTAGCCACTTGAGTGTTCCACTTATCAGTATCAATAGTGTCAGATGTGAGGATAATCCCCCCTGCTGTCCGAGCTTTAGTCGTTCGGATTTGAACCAGTATGCGGCTACCGAAAGGCTGGATACCAGCATCTACTGCTGGGAAAGCCTCCGCGAGTGCATTCTCATAAGTCGTCGTCATTATTTCGTTCCTCGTCTAGTAAGTTTAAGAGTACATTGATGGATGCTTCATACCCAGCAACCATTCCTACACGAAACCCGTACTCAAAGGTATCGTTTTTATGAGGTCTCCTCAAAGCCTCAAGCGCAAACTCTGCTTGATTAGCCTTAAGAAGATTCAGTAGTTTTGAATCTATGTTCACTTAGGCGTGTTACCAGAACCTTGGTTAACAGTATACCCAGCGGCCATACGCTTATGTTGCCTAACCTGATCTGAGTCCATGTTTACACTACCACCTTTGGCGTAGCCTTTAGTCTTCATTTTACCACCCTTGGAGTAGCCTTTAGTTTTACCACCCTTAGAATAACCTTTACTTTTCATCATGTTCTTCTTCCTCTGCATAAATATTATTAAATATTTGATTAACGTCTAACGTATAATCCAAATCAGATTTACTGTAATGGATATGTTGAGACGGTCTAAAATCAGGAGCACCCTCTCCTAATTCAAACCAAGCTGGGTGACTCACCCTAACTCGGTTATTTGGTAACGCTACAATATTACCTGTCCATTTACTTTCACCAAGAAGTTCTAAGACATGCGCCTGCTTATGTTGAGCTGGGTCATCCGCTACTTCTGAATCAGTATAGTCAATAGTAAAATAATATTTAGCTGGGTGAAACTCACCATCTATTTTTGCCAGCCATGGCGCTGGGGTACATCTATCTAAAACATAAACACTATGCGTGTGTGACGCACAATCCCAAGGTTGGGCTTCATGTGTAGACATCGGTTCCGGCCACTCGTCAACAGGAGTGTCCCCCATCAAAGCTGTTATAGGCATTCTAGCCCACATTGCACCTCCATGAACATTTGGCTCGTCTGTGTCGTAAGTTTCAGCTCCAGTAAATATCATTTGGAAGCTCAAACAGCGATTCGGTAAAGTCGTAACAGCTACGGCCATGGCGTGAATCCACTCACCATGAAACTTCTCATGATTATGCGTGTATTCTTTCCTGACCCAACATTTAAAATGCGGTATATTACTTTGTAAGAATGCCATTTTAGTTTATAGTTCTCCGTTAAAAATGTAATCGTTCGTTCGTTCTATTTCTTTAATAGAACGAACGATTGCTTTTAGGGATTTATATCTATACCTGATCCAGTCGTGTAAGACGTCTTTTCTCCGCTTTCCATTTCCATCGCAGCTAATTCTTTAGCCGTTCGGTTATCAGCATCGTTCATACGTTCTCTTACGGCTAAGTCTGCAGTCTTACGTTTATTCTCGCCTCGCTCACGAGTGTTCTGACGATCTGTTTCAGACATCTCACGTATATTATTACGTTCTGTTTCAGACATCTCACGAAGTCCAGCCAATTCGGCTTTCTCTTCACGATCTGCATCCTTAGCAGCGAGTTTAGCTCGTTCAATCTCAGCTGTTTGCTGCATTCTAAGCTGGGCCATCTCATTAGCCGCTTGCATTTTAGCTGTCTCAAGTTGAAGTTGAGAATTATCACGCTCTGTACGCTGTTGTAGTTCACCCTGCTTGAGTTGGGCGCTAAGTTCTGCAATTTTCATCGCGTCACCTTGTGCAGCTGGGTTTTCAGGTTTAAACTGTTGAGCCATCTCGTTGATCTGAGCCAATTCTTGACCGAATGGTCCTAATTGCTGCTCAATAAACTCTTGAACCTTTAAAATGATCTCAACTTGCTGTTCTGCTTCTTCAGGAATCAATTGTTCTTGCTGAGCTTCATCAATCGCATTGTGCGACTCCACTAAATAGTAGTTTAATAGGTGATCTCGTAAGTGCATAGCCATCGGGTACATAAATGTACTCATAATAGTCGGGTTAGAGCCAAACATAGGCGACTTCAAGAACGGTAAGTGGACTTGCAAGTGAGCTAAGTGGTCCTGCTTAGGAAGCACGTAGATACCTTGGCCCATGGCTGCTGCGACGTTCTCACTTACTGGGTCTCTGTCTTCAGATCCTGGAACTGGGTTAAGAACCTCAGTGGGCGGTACTTTCAGAGTCCGGAGGAACATCTGTTCAACGGCCATCGCGTCATACATTTGAGGCATCGCTTCTGCACGAGCCATAATAGCTTGAATTTGTGCAAATCGTTGTGCTTCACTAAATATTGCAGGATTACTAATCGGCACCACGTCTGCTGGGCCGTCAAAGTCTTCAATTGAGATTTCTAAACCAGCTTCTAACGCATCAAGATCTTCCTGCGTATAGTACATACTATTTATACGATGAAGTATGTTAAAACTTCTTGCCATGGAAGCATGTAAGCGGGAATGGATTGAACTGAATACCACCATACCCTGCTCAATGATAGCCATCGTCGTTCCGACAGGAGCATTCGGGTTAGTATCGTTAAACTTCTCGAAGGAAGTCTGCACAACACCTTTACCCGCATTAACTAGGAAGCCTAAAAGCTGGAATAAAGTAGGACTCGGACCAGCAAACGGCAACGGCATGGCTAACTTACGCACGTCATCAATCAGTGCGCCACCTTCCATCTCAACGATCTCAGTCGGCTGAACATTTAAGGTCTGACCGTTGGGGCCACCCTTTAGTTTAAGCAGCGTAGGTACGTTTTGAATGTAAGCTGAATCAAGCAACGCTCGTAATGCGCCAGTAGCTGCTCCGCTCAAACCGCCGATCATGTGGGTTAGTCCGATAGGGTAAGCACCACGCCAAGGTACGAATGGAAACTCTACAATCCAATGCAGTTCTCTTTGAAGCTGATCGTCTTCTTCCCAGTTACGGTAAAGTGAAAGAGGCTTGTCAGAAGACTTATCAATACTTAGTATATAAGGTGCTAGACCTTCTCCTTCTTCAAAGTCTAAATAGGTGTAGACTTCAAATATGGTTCGTAGACCATCTTCATTGTAGCTGGTGTTCTGCTTGCCTTCAATTTTCTCGTTAGCGCGTTCAGCTGCACTAAATTCTGGGTCATCAGGACTGGGTAAGTCTACGTCAGCATACATACCTGCTTCCACGCGCTTCTCATATTCCATCTGAGTAATGTATTGCACATGCGTCTTGCGTTCTGCCGTATAAAAATTAGTGGCTGAGAACGGTAGATAGATGTCATCAATAGGAACGAACTCAGATGTGGGGCGATTAAATCGTTTATTCCACATAAACTTCATGTACTGACCGCCACCCAAAGGAAGCTGAGTACTGAGTTGTTCCAACTCTGAGCGGAATTCAACCATCTGTTCTGTGGTCTGCCAGTTCATAAACTCAGTCTTACGCTGCGCTTTGCTAACCTTAATTTTATCAGCTTCGCCGATAATCTTAGATTTAACTGGGCCTCCTGGTGGGAACACCTCTTTTATAAAGCGAGCTGAGAAGTCAACACAGGCTTCCACCAACATTGGGTGTACTACCTTATTGGCTCCCTGAAACTGAGCACCACCAGGAGCGTCATCACCTAATCCAGTGCGGCGTAGTCCTTCTTCGTATTGCTTGTCTCTTTTCTGGCGAGCTTCTTTATCTCGCTCAATCTTAGTCATTAAGTCATTTATTGAAGTGGTTAACAGTTTTTGGTCAACTTCCTCCACAATATTAGCAAAATGTTCTGAACCTTCAGTGACCGTAATGGACTCCATAAGGATGATTGCGCCACCGTCTTCAGTGTCCTCTATATCAGACACCTCTTCTTCCGGTAATTCAACCATCGTCATTTCTTCCATCATCTCAATTTCTTCTTCAGACATTACTGGTCTCCATTAATCGCTCAGCGAGTTGGTTAATTTTATTAAAGTCATAGGTGACTGGGCCACCTTCATAGTAGTTTCCAGCTAATAGGCTTTCACTCAGTTTACTTATTTGTTCAGGGTTATAGGTTACGTGACCGCCTTGGGCGAGGCGTACACCATTATCATAGTTAAATGTTCCGTCGGCATTAGGGACATGTCCATCTAGAATCATCTGCCTGATAGAGCTGTAGTTATTGATGAACCATTGGCGGTCAGCAGCGTTAGCTGCCTGAAGGAAAAGTCCGTCAACTGCAGAATCAATAGTCTCAAGTCCTTCCGCGAACCGCTCAGTCCAACCCAGAGCGTGTTCCCTTAGTTCATCAAATCGCTCTGGCCATACTCCATCGTTCATAAGCGGGTCTGTTAAATCCACCCTGATTTCCCCAGTCTCGTCCCACCCGCTAGCCTGAACCATAGCATGCATACCTTGCAACCTATCGTTGTCCATAACTCCGGCATCTGTAAGTGCGAGGTCTCTATAATCTTCTAACGTGTAATCTGGGGCGTTAGCTTGATCAAGCAGGTCTCCCAGTATTTCCTCATCTGGTGCGGCGTCATCAAGCATACCTGCTTCATCAATCTGAGCATCCATTAGGTTATTTGCAAAATCAATACGCTCACCGACCAACAGGCTAAGATCACGTACACCCATATTAAGTAGTTCATCTTCTGTGTATACGGCTAGGTCTGCTGCCGCAGCGCCGTTATCTATTTGAAGTTGCTGAAAATCGTTAACTAGATCAGCATGTCGCTCTCTAGCAGCGGTTATCTGATATTCAGTTTCAGGAGAATCCATAGCACTGTCTAACATTGCTCGTAAGCTAGTCCTATTTTCTATCACCTCATCAACATTCATATTAACTAACAGTTGGTCATCCAAACCCGTAGCTACCCCAAACTCAGTTAGCTGATCACGTAGATCCCTAACCTGATTAACAAATCTACCCATGGCGTTATTAGGTGCTTTACTAGCCTTGGGGCTATTTAATACGGTCTTTTGGGCGTCAGTTCCATTTTCTTCTATGAACTCTTTAAGTTGTTTCTTGGTCATGAACCTAGGTAGCTCTTGACCAACTCGTGTGGGTCGTTGAAGTAACTTGAAGATACTAGGAGTGTACGCACCATCTCCGCCAAAGAGCTCATTAACCATTCTCGTGAGAGACGGAGTAGATCCCTTGGCGAACCCAGGTAATGCATTAACACCTAGGGAGATATCTGCGATCTCACCGTACACTTGATCAAGTTTTACCTTACGTAAATCTTCAGTGGCGTCTAGGTCGTTTAGGTATTTGGTGGTAGACGTCATGACTTTGTCTAAATAGTCAGGATCCTTCTTTACCATCTCTTTTACTTTGTTACTACTTAAACTATTTTCAAGAGGTTGTATTTCATCTATCTCAATAACCCGTGTACCGCTTACATCGTCTTCCCCATCAAGTACGTTTCTCAGAGATATTTGAATCTGAGACCTACCTTCGGTGTCTAAACCAGCCACGATATACTTATCATCTTTGGTGTAATCATCAGCCCAGTTCTTATGTTGGGTACACCAACCGCCGTCTTTGCCGATAATGTTACAGGCGTCCATAGCTAGGTCATTATCCAGGACGTCATCAATATTGTAAAAAGTCATTCCTGCAGTGACATCAACTTTCTTCTTACCTTTCTTAGTTCGGGTAGTGTCAGCTGAGAAATCAGGATCTGTGAAGACTACGTCATTCTCTATAAACTCCATAGCCTCTACACGAGCCACCCTGTCAGCCTCAGTAGCTCTCCACAAACGAACCTCACCTACTTTCTTAGAGGCTTGGGCCATCGTCATTTTAGTGAGGTCTGATTCTGTCATCAAAAGTTCAGCAGGAAGATGAGACCAATTATCTGGGTCAACCATGTTGCCCAGTTCGTCGGCTATTATATCTAAGCCAAGATTGAAACCAAGACCTTCACTTTTAAGGAAGTGTACAACGTCTGTATCAGGAGCGGTGGCATAAAATGGCTGGTTCTTAAATAACTCGTCTCTTTCAGAATCAGTCAACTCACCTATAGTAGTGGTATGTATACTATCGTCTCCTATTCTTTCAAATCTACGAGCTAGTGGCGTGGAACTGGTTAGTTTACTTCTCGCGGTATCTGAACTTGGAGTTGGCGGAATTGGGTCAAACATTCTTGGGCTGGTGTCAGGATCAAAATGAACTACGGGAGCCATGTCCCGACTCATAGTACCAGGGATTTCAGCGGCTTCAAGATTGTATTGATCAAACATCTGTACTAATGAGTCGCCTTGACCTGTACCCATTTCTTTGGTGATGTACTTGGTACCTTTCTTCCTGAGCCACGCACTGACCGCCGCTTCTCCTGGCTTATTCAAAGTCTGGCCATCAAATCCCTGATACGTATCACGAATTAAAGTTTCAATCACGGACGTTGGTGAGCTTTGCCCTACAATAGTAGGCCAGTTACCACCCTTTTCTTTAACTTGCAGTTGTCGTGCGCCCATCTCTTCCAGTCTTTCCTGTAGAGGAGCGTATTCCATTTCATCAGGTACTTGGCTCGCGGCGTTGTTTAACTTTCTACGATCAACAGCGTTCCTACCGACTCTGAGGCCCGCTTTAACGGCTCCGCCAAGGGGTAATACTTCAGCGACTGTCGCCACGTTACCTGTTAGGAACTTCTTTCGTGGAT